CTTGCATTGCGCAAGCACAACGGCTAAGCTGTTGAGGCCACCCAGCAAGCGCCCGCTCCCATGCGCACGCCAGCCACTGCCCGGATCAAGCGGTGGTCGTCGGTTCCCCAATGGACCCGACCTGGCCTCTGCGCAACCACAACGGGACCCGTCGAGGTTCGCCGGTGACCCCAGGCCGTGCGGCAGACATGGCCGGCGACAAGCGGGGGGTGGCACCCAATCCCACGGCCGTGGGCATCACCAGGGCTGCGGAGAGTCTGCACGTGGTCGCAGACAGGTGACCACCCTCCACCCCCACCAGTCCGACCTGATCCACCGCACCCGCGTCAACGGGTTTCAGGCCGGCCACCGCCGTGTGCTGACCCAGTCACCCACGGGTTCAGGTAAAGGCACGATGCTGGCCTTCCAGGTTCACCGGCTGGCCAGCCATGGCGCCCGGGTCCTGGCCTTGGCTCACCGCAAGGAGCTGGTGGCTGACCTGTCGGGTCGGATTACCCGGGCTGGCGTGGAACATGGGCTGATCGTGCCCAAGGCCTGGGCACCGTTTCAGCCTGAGCTGCGGGTGCAGGTCGGCAGCGTCGACACCATCGGTCGGCGCTTGGACTCCACCCCGCCGCCGGACTGGCTGATCATCGATGAAGCCCACCACCTGGTTGAAGGGAACAAGTGGGGCCGGGTTGTTGACGCCTGGCCTGATGCCTACCTCTGGGGGCTGACCGCAACACCGGAGCGCCTCGACGGTCGCGGGCTTGGCGTCGGCTACGGCGGCTACTTCCAGCACCTGGAGATCGGGCCATCGGTGGAGTGGCTGGTGGATCAGGGTTTTCTGGCCCGGCCGCATTGTTACTCGATCCCGAGTGTCAATCTGGACAACATCCGCAACCCCGACACCTTGGCGGGCCAGCAGTTGCAGGCCGAGATGCTGGCCACCCGTCAGGTGATGGGCGATGTCGTCAGCCAGTACCGCAAGCGCGTCGCCGATCACTTCAATGGCACCTGCATCACTTTCGCCCCGAGTGTGGAGCGTGCGGAGGCCTACGCCATCGCGTTTCGGGATGCCGGGATTCCAGCGGCTGCGGTCCACGGAAAGACCCCGCCAGACGAGCGGGCCGCCATGTTCCGCGACCTAGGCGATGCAACCCTCAAGGTGCTGGTGAACTGCGAGCTGATCACCGAAGGCGTCGATGTCCCCGGCGTCGCCGCGGTTCAGCTGGTGCGCCGCACGGCCAGCCTCTCGCTCTACCTGCAGATGCTGGGGCGTGGCCTGCGCACGGCCAACGGCAAGTCCCACGCCGTGTTTCTTGACCACTGCGGAAACATGCGCCAGCCGGGTTTCGGTTCGCCGCTGCGGGAGCGCGAATGGAACCTGCAAGGCCGGACCGCACGCCCCCGTGAAACCCTGCCAGCCGGCAAGGAGTGCCCACGTTGTGACGCATTCCTGCCAGGTAAGCCCACCGTTTGCCCCGAGTGCGGGCATGAGTTCAGGATCTGGAGCCGCCCCACCGAAGAAATCGATGGTGATCTGGTGTTCGTTGACCCGAGGATGGAAAAGCTGCGTGAACAGGAGCGCCGCCGCGCAGAGCGCCGTGAGTTGATTCGCGCTTGCGATGGCTCGATAACAGGCCTGATGGATCTGGCGAAGATTCTCGGCCATAAGCCCGGCTGGGCTCGGATTCAGCACGACTTGCCGTGTTGGCAGCGCAAACGAGCCGCCAACGGGCACCGTGCTGTTTCCATTGCTCAATGACCATGGCTACCGCCCCGAAATCTGAAGCTCGCGTCAGCCGCGAGATCATTGCCACGATCAACGCCCCGAACAGTGGGGCCCGCGTCTTTCGGAATCACGTCGGCGGCAGCTGGCACGGCGAAAGCACCCGGGTCACGCCTCAGAACCTGAACTCAGCCCGCGCCAGCCTTCGCCCTGGTGACGTGATCGTGCGCCAGGGCCGTTTCTACGCCACTGGCCTGAAGCCCGGCAGCGGCGACTACATCGGCCTGGTGTCGGTGCTGGTGACTCCGGAGATGGTGGGCCAGACCGTGGGTCTGTTCCTGAGCATCGAGACCAAGCGCCCAAAGAATGCCGAAGAACGCCAGGCGCAGCAGGACTGGGCGGCCAATGTCACCCGCGCCGGTGGCCGGGCCGGCTTTGCCCGCAGCGCTGAGGATGCCGCGGCGATCGCCTGGCCCTGACCTGCTGCGTTGCGCAGCAGCAGCAAAAGCGACAACGGGAACCGGCTTACGATCCGGGGAATGGAAATCCACATCGGGGCCCACCCAGACCTCACGCCGTTCTCCAACGCTCCCGTCATGCCCAAGCCCGAGCCCCGCGGTCTGCCCTACCGCCCCCGCCTAGTCACCCAGCAAATGGAGCAAGGTGCCAGGCACACCAGGGCGATGCTGGCCTACTGGATCGACCGTTGCGGGCTGACCTTGGGTCAGCTCCAGGCCGTTGCAAACTGGGGGCTGGGGGAGCGACCCACCTTTGACCCCAGTTTCGTGAGCCGAGCAAAGAAGGGAACCATGGGAATCTCGATCCCGAACCTGCTGGCTTTCGACGCGCTGAACCGCGCGATCTGGACCTGGCAAGCGAAAGGGTCGGACGAGGCGTGGGCGGTGTTCGGCCCGCCAGGAGCGTGGAAGGTGGAGGATGCCTGGCTGGATCGGGCCTACTGGCTGCCGCTGCCGGAGGACGCCAAGCTGCCGATGGAGCTCCCGGACTTCCTGTTTGTCCTGGTGGGGCGGCTCGACCTGCCGTACATCTCCGACCGTCACCTGCTGCCGGCGAACCCGCGCCGCACATCCGAGCAGTTGAGCCAGCTGCTGAACCGCGTGATTCAGGATGCTGGCCTCCTTCCGCGCGATGGCATCCGCCAGCTGTTGGCGGCCTACCCGGTCGCCGACGAAACCCGCCGCGACCGGTTCAGGGGCGTGATCCTGGGCGAGGAGCTGCTGACCGCGGCGGAGCTGGAGTCTGAGCTCATGGCCGTGGCGGAAGCTATCCGAGCTGTTCGAGGCCTGGAGGTGGGCAGCTATGGCCCGTCTGAGCTGGCCATGGAGCTCGACCAGGAGGCGCCGGCGCAGGACTGACGCCATGGGCAGCCCACCCGGCAATGATGACGGCCTTGGGATCTGAGCCGGGTTTCCCGACCAGGAACCGGCAGTCGAACGCGGTAAGCGCCCCACCCGCGAGGCAGCACCACGCCGCGTCTGCCTCCTCCATGGTGTCGCAGTAGATCTGAATCATCGATCAGGGGAGCTGAAAGCACCCTGATCCTCGCCCATCGGTTGCTAGTGCGCAACCGTTGCGCTATGCTTTGCACAACCACCGCACGGCACAGCACCCATGTTCACCAGGGCCACCAAGGAGGCGGCCAAGCTTCGAGCCGCCGTCTTCGGGCCATCCGGCGCCGGGAAAACCTTCACCAGCCTGCGCCTAGCAACAGGCATCGGTGGGCGCATCGCGCTGATCGACAGCGAACGGCGCACCGCTTCCAAGTACGCCGATCGTTTTAATTTCGATGTTGCTGATCTGGGCTCGGGTCAGCACAGCATTGACAACTACGTCAGGGCAATCAGAGCGGCCGCCGAGGCTGGCTACAACGTCCTGATTATTGACAGCCTTACCCACGCCTGGCAAGAACTCCTGGCTGAGGTTGACGCCATCGCAAAGGCCAAGTACCGGGGTAACACCTGGTCGGCTTGGAGTGATGGAACACCAAAGCAGCGAGCTTTGGTTGATTCGATCCTGGACTTTCCAGGTCACGTGATCGCAACGATGCGATCCAAGACTGAATGGACAACGGAAAGCGATGGCAGGGGAAAGTCAGCCCCCAAGAGGGTTGGACTTACCCCGGAGCAGGGCAAGGGTATTGAATACGAGTTCGACATGCTTTTTGAGCTGTCGGTTGAGCACATCCTAACGGTCATCAAAGACCGCTCAGGAAGGTTCCAGGATCAAGTAATCCAAAACCCGGACGAGCCTCTCGGCCGCTCCATGGCCGCATGGCTTGACGAAGGTGCCCCGCCGATGAGCGTCCCGGATCAGATCGTGGCCAAGGCCCGCGCCGTTGGCCTGACGGAACTGGGCATGGCGTCTCTCCTCTGCCAGTGCAGGGCGAAGGTCCTCGGTGATCTGGCCCCTGCGATTCAGTTGCAGGTACTCAATACTGCGCTGAACAACCCTGAAACTATTTGGGCCTGGAATGCCGGCCTGGACAGCCGCAACGGGCAACCATTGAACAGTCATCCAACCGTTGCCGACAGTGACCCTGCAAACGTTTCAGTTAGCCCCGAGGGTGAAGACCCCCAAGAACCAGCCCCCAGCCTGGCCGAGTTTCGCGCACAGGCATCCATTGCCTGTCGCGAGGCCGGGCTGACTATCGAAGGCCTTCAGGCCTTCTGCTCCGAGCTCACCAGCGGCGATGGGGTGACCCTGTTATCCCTCTCGCCGGAGCTCCTGGCCAAGATCGTCCGCAACGGCATCAGCCCCGAAACCGTTGCCCGCTGCAACGCCGCTGGCGAAGCCCTGACCGTTGCTGCCGACAACGAACCCCCTGCCACCTGGCAAGCGACTGAACTCACTGAAACCCTCCAATGAACACCATCACCCTTGTTGGTCGCGCCGGCCGCGATCCAGAAGTCCGCTACTTCGAATCTGGCAGCGTCGTGGCCAACCTCACCCTGGCCGTGAACCGCCGCAGCCGCGATGAGGAGCCGGACTGGTTCAATCTCGAGATCTGGGGGAAACAAGCCCAGGTCGCTGCGGACTACGTCCGCAAGGGTTCCTTGCTGGGCATCATCGGATCCATGCAGTTCCAAAAATGGACCGACAAAACCACGGGAGAAGAGCGCTCCAAGTCTGTTGTGCGCGTCGACCGCCTGCAGCTTCTCGGCGGCAAGCGGGATGGCTCTAGTGATGCCGCGCCACAGGCCGATCCCCCCGCTGCCGCGCCCCGGCCACGCGCCACCGCTCCAGCCGCCCCGCCAGCGTGGGATGGAAGCGGTGGGGTTGCTGGTGGCGACGACATTCCGTTCTGAGCACTGCCATGCCAGCTCCAGACTTCTACGAAATGGCCGCCAGGGAGGCGGAATCTCTTCCGACAGATTGGACGCCGCGCATCTACCGGACGTGCGGGACTATTGGGTTTGAGTTGATCGGAGCAGTTCCGATTGGCTATGTCAGCCGCGGGATTCGCGCGGGAAAGCCCAAGTTTCCGCCGCTTCGGGAGATGCTGCATGTCTACGTCAGTCGTGAACAGCTGGAAAAAACCAAGGCCGCCTGGCAGCAGCAAACTGGACTCTGCATCCGCTGCGGTGGCGATGGACAACAGATCGCAATGATCAACAGCTCCGGCACCACGTACCGCCCTTGCGGTATCTGCCACGGCAGTGGTAAGGGGGTAGCGGCATGACCCACACCTACCGCACGCTGGCCTACATCGTGCCGTTCGTCGCGATCATCGCCGCCACGGCCGCCTTTGCCTGGCGGCTCAACCACACCAGCCCTTGCTCTGCAGCTCCGGAGACCTGTCGACCGGCCTGGCGGAGGTGAAGCGATGAGCATTCCCAACCGCGACCACCAGCACGGCGGCTTGGAAAATGTGGGCGCGATGGCACAAAGCCTCAAGATCGCGATTCGTACCGGCATGAACTGGCACCTGTTGACGCCAGGTGAACAAGAGGCGCTGGACATGATCGCCCACAAGATCAGCCGCATCCTCAGCGGCGCCGACCCGCACGACCCCGAACACTGGACCGACTTGGCGGGCTATGCCCATGCAGCGATGCGGGGCCTTGATGCCATCACCAAGGAGGCACCATGACCACCCCAACCCCCGCCGATCGCCTGGCGCTGGCGGTGTGCGCTAGCACCAGCCCGCTACCGCTGCCCCTGTGTCGATTCCCCTGCACTCACTGCCGCCGCATCAGCCAGGCCCACGCCCACGAACTGGCCGCCATCCTCCGGGAGCGGCATGGCGGCAGCTCAGCTACCGCCGACTGGCTGGAAGCGATCGGTAGCCATCAACCAATCACGGAGCAGCCATGACCAACTATCGCGCCCTGTGCGTTGAGCTAGTGCAACACATTAACTCTGACGTAGTCGCGGTCGAAGATCCCGTGCGTTTTGAAGCATTATTGGCCCGCGCCCGCGCTGAGCTCAACAAGCCGGAGCCGGTGGAGCCGACAAATGAGCAGCTGGAGCCCATTGACGAGCAGCTGGCCCAAATTTTAGATGGGTTGCAACACTGCTTTGTTAAACAATCCAAATACGTGTATTTGCGTAACTGGATCAGAGATTGGACACGTCACAAGCTCGCCCGCTGGGGCCGCCCCGCCATCACCCCCACCCCGGTGAGCGAGCGGCCATGGGAGCGCAATGGGTGGCGCGATGCGCAGGGCACCTGCTGGATGTGGCATCCAGTCAATTTCCACTACTGCCTTTGCCTTCCTGATCCAAGCGTGCATACCCACTCGCTCCCCCACTGGGCCTTGCACCTCCCCCCCACCACGGAGGCACCATGAACCCCAGCTGGCCTCAATTCGCCAGGATTCCATTCGACAGCACCGTCGCCGCGGTGGTTCGAGCCCTGGGCGTGGAGATCCCGCCAGAGGGGAAGCCGCGGTCATTCTTTGGGCCCGCAGGGTTCATCGCACACCACACCGGCGACGGCCGTTGGTTGGTGCGTGACGGTCGCGCGGCTCGCTATGTCGATGGTCCCGACGAAGTGCGCAGGGTTGCCAAGCTGCCAGCCGGTACCCCCAGCGGCGATGCCCTCCGGCAGTGGCTTACCTGGTGGGGGTGGGAGCAGAAGAAGCGGGAGGCGCCCCATGCCTGACCACCTGATCATCGACGCCAGCCGCCAGCCAAATCAGATCCGCTGCCCGCATTGCGGGTTCGCTCAGGATCTGCAGCTGCCCGTGGCGATCCGTGAGCTGGTGGCCCTGGAACGGCGGATCAATGCCGAACACAAGGGCTGCAAGCCTCAGCAAGCGGGGTTGGAGATTGAAGCCGCCGATCTCCGGCGTCGCCTATACCGCCGCTTTACCTACGTTGCAGGCTTCGCCTACGCCGCAGGCTTCCTGGTGTCGGGTCTCATCCTGAGCGCCTGGCCCCGGAACCTGCATCACCCCGGCCCATGCGCCGTGCCGCCGGAGGCGTGCCGCCCGGCTGGCGGGGAGGTGCAACCGTGAGCACTCTGAACCTTTATCGGGTCACCGTGACCCAGGAGTGGAGCGCCGAGGCAGAGGCATTGGTATGGGCGCCGGATAAAGACTCTGCAAGGCGACTCGCCCAAAAATGGGTTGAGCTTGACATTGAAGAAGCCGAATCAGGGTTCTGCCGGTCTAGCGCCAGGCCCGAGCCGCTTGATCCCGGCGTGATGGATCGCATGAACGATGATGATTTGTGGCTGATCCTGCCAAATGGTGACATTTGCGCCAACAACCGAGCTGGCCTTGCCAAGTTTCAGGCCTTGCTAGACCCTGATCGCCTGGAAGCCCTGCGACTGGCGCGCATTGAGGCCGGCAACGGCCAACTGAAGCTGCTGGAGGCGCAACCGTGAGCACCACCACCAACCGCCTGCCGCTGGCTGAGGCTCGCAGCATCGCCGTCGGCGTGATGCTCCAGCTGGAGCCCCATTGCGAGATGATCAGCCTGGCAGGCTCCATCCGCCGTGATCGCCCCACGATCGGCGACATCGAGATCGTCTGCGTCCCCAAGCCCTACGACGCCTCACCGCTGTTTGCCTCAGGGCTTGCCACGGTGGTGAACCAGTGGCCGAAGGTCAGGGGGGAGCTCCCCTGCCGCTACACCCAGCGGATCCTGCCGGAGGGGATCCGGCTCGATCTGTTCATGGTCGAGGTAGACGGTTACGGCCTGCAGCGGGCCATCCGCACCGGCTCGGCTGACTGGTGCCGCACGGTGCTGGCGCCGGCCTGGGTGCGGGCTGGCTACCACTCCGAGGGCGGCCTTCTGCGCCAGCAGGATCACACAATTGTGCCCTGCCGCACAGAGCCAGAGCTGTTTGCCCGCATTGGACTGCGCTGGAAGGATCCGCGGGATCGGGAGGTGTAGCCATGCCCTAACCCCGCGGCCCGCTAGCCGACCAGCCCGAACAAACCACACCGGAGATCTAACCATGAAACGCGATCCGCATCTTCCGCCCCCTGCCGTTGTTGACTGGCTACTAGAGCAAGCCTGGTCAAGTTGGATACCCGAAACTCGCATTGACTATTGCGGGTGCGTTGCAGACGGAATGTACAAGACTACTTTGTTTGCCCAACAGTTAGCACGCGCTGAAATCGGCGCTGATGCAGGAGCCCGTATCTTCTTGTGTAGCGATGGGTTAGACGTTCTCGGCAAGGATCGCGCAGCGCGAAGGGCTGGCGCCTATGACACCCCAGGATCAGAAGCCCCCCTCAGCGAGTTCGGACCTAACGAGATGCCGCTGGGCTGACCGTTCAACCCCGCGGCCCGCCGGGAGCCCATCCCGGCAACCATCCCATCTCATCATTCTCAATGAACGACGACAAAATCGATTTCATCGCTTGGTTGATCATCATTGGCACGGCAGGCGCAGCACTTGCTTTTGTGATCTGGCTGCTACCGCAAATCGGCATTTACTATGCCACGAGCAATGGCCGAGCTGCACTGATGGAGGCTGAATCCACTCGGCAAGTGCGGGTACTTGAATCCAAGGCAAAAAAGGATGCAGCCACTTTCGAGGCTGAGGCCGAAGTCGAACGGGCCCGCGGCGTTGCGCAGGCCAACAAGATCATCGGTGACAGCCTGAAGGATAATCCTCGCTATTTGCAATACCTCTACATCACTGGCCTTCAGGAAGGATCCGAGAAAGGCAATCGCACTATCTACGTCCCCACCGAGGGCGGCATGCCTGTGCCGACCCTGGAAGTCGGGAAGTGATCTGTGGTCACTGCGTGGGAACGCCCGCCGGAGCCGCACTCATCTCACCCCCCACCCCATGAAACTCATTTGCTCCCAGACCGACTTCAACAACGCCCTCTCCCGGGTGGGCCGAGCCATTTCAAGCCGCCCAAGCCACCCGATCCTGACCACAGTGTTGTTGCAGGCCGACGCCACATCCGGGCGTCTCACCCTCACGGGATACGATTTGGCCCTGGGGATTCAGGCCAGCATCCCTGCCACCATCGAATCAGGCGGCACGGCAGCGTTGCCAGCTCTTCTCATGGGCGACATCATTGCCAAGCTGCCCAGCTCCAGCCCGGTCACCCTCCAGGTAGAGGACCAGCAGGCGACGATCACCAGCTTGTCGAGCGTTTGCGCCTTGCAGACTGCCGACCCGGACGATTATCCAGACCTACCCACTCCGGCTGGCGAAGCCCTGACACTGGATCCAGAGGCTATCTGCCGCGCGATCCGCGGCACAGCATTTTGCGCCAGCACCAATGAGGATAAGCCAATCATCACCGGCGTGCACCTGCAGCTCGATGATGCTGG